AATACTGTGTGTTTTAGTTCTCTACTTAAATTACCAACAACTCTATTCCAATTTTCTAAGTCTTGTTTGGGTGATACCCATGATTGTATGTTAATGTAAAGTGATTTCAAGTTTTTGGAGTCTACCGTACCATATGAAGATTTGAACGAGTTTGATAAATTCATCTTCACATTTTTACCTTTTTTCATCTATGAACCATATTTCCAAAGTTTATTTTTAAAAAGATAACACATAACTTTATCTATGTCAAAATTTTAAGAATAAACTATATATTTGTAATATATGTTGATAATAGAAATTAAAAATAATGGAGGGATAGAAAAAGCCCTGAAAACTTTGAAGTCTAAAGTAATTAAGACGAAGCAACAAAAATTACTTACGGAGAGGAAGGAGTATACTAAAAAGTCAGTCAAAGAAAGAAGTGAAAGACTTAAAGCAGTATATGTTCAGAAAAAAAGGAACAACTAAATTGATTCTTCAAGTTTTTTCAATCTCAAAAAATTAATTTGATTGAACTTGTCATTTTGAATTTTGTCTATTGTTTCTTGAATCTTTTGTTTTGTCTCTACGTCGGTTTCGTTTTCTAAAACAGGAGAAAGTTTTTGTAAAGTTTTTTCTTTTAGTGAATTAAATCTACTTTCTAAAGATTCACTATCTTCTTTAATGAGTTCTAAGAATTCTTTTTTTGTATTTTCATCTAAAGATTCAATATAATTTTGAACGGTTTGATTGGCAACTCTAACCATTGTACTCAAAGGAATATTAATTGGTTCCTGATTTTTAATTTCAGATTCACTCAGATTTTTATAAAGCTTTTTCTTGAGCTTTACTCTTTCAGTCAAATCAATTTTCTTATTCAAATAAACCAAGTCATCAATATCCTGATACCTATTTTGAACTTTGGTTTCAGTCATTAACTTGGGTAGTTTGATGTGTTGCAGAAGTGATTGTATCATTTGTATACCTTCGTTCACAAATTCTTTAGCATCTTGTTCATTCAAACCTTTTGGATTCGACAACTCGTCATATAAAGAATATACTTTGGACAAATCTTTATTATTAAGAATATTCTGTTTGAATTCCATCAAACTTTTCTTGAAAGATTTTTCATCTTTATAAGATTCTATCAAACTATTTTCTATTACCGATTTAATGAGCCCAAAAGTCATATATTTGTGATTTGAATATAAATATTACGAATTTAATAACTTATCCAATTCTTTTTCGATTTCACCTAAAGAATCTTGTCCTTGGTTAAGTTCAAGGTAAGTATCACCTTTGAAAATGTTATTTTCTACTAAAATATTCATTCTATCATCTTGTCCCTCAGGTGTCACTCCAGCAGGTGCAGTAATCTCGCCTTCAGGTTGAGGTTCAGGTGCTGGTGGTATAGTTGGTTCTTCCGTTCCCGCGAATGCACCACCTAACTCAGGTGCCGCAGCTGCGGTTGGAGTAGCTCCGCTCGATTGAGAATACAACTTATCGATAGTATCAAATAGTCCGGTTTTACTTATAACTGTTGGTGTTTGTTTGAGTTCTTCACCGATTGCCCTTTCCAACCTTTGTTGCATCAAATCTACTCTGATTTCTTCATCAGACCAGCCAAATATATGTTTTTTTGCCCATGTGCTTGATGTTGGCTGAATTCCATTTCCTGGGTCTAAAACCAAGTCTTTATACAAAAGAACTTTCTCTTTCCAAACATCTATCTTTAATAAATCTGCTTGTGTTGAAGGATTAGTTAGTCCAAGTGTAAAATTAGAAATCTCATCTTCAAACCCCAAAAGAAACAAATGAACAATTGCTATCTTGTTCAATTCCTGAATCATACTTTTTTGGATTCTATTGATAGTTCTTGCAAAACGAATGTCTTGGAGTGATAGATTTTTACCGTCACCAACTACTTGCTCAAATCCTAAGAACGCCTTCGGAACACGAAGTGCTGTCAGAAGTTTTTTCTGAATATATTCAATATCGGCAATTTCTGATAGGTTTTGTGCACCTGCCAAAGTTTCAATTGGACTTGGAGCTGCAGGGTCTCTCACGGGAACAAAATAATCTTGGTCCACTGCCATTTGATTGAACCTTAAATCTACGTTACCCGTTTTGGAGTCAACTACTTGTTGTCTTTTAAATTTATCTGCAACACGATTTACATACGCTTCGACATCATTGTCGTCCATATTTCCTACAAAAATCTTAAAAATTCTTCTTTCAGGTGCTCTTGATGTTCTATAAATCATCATCGCATCCTCCGATAGAAGTAATTGTTTCCAAATTCTTCTAGCCTTTTCTAACATGGATGTTCCGTAAGGGAGTTTCCTATCATCACCAAGTAATCTGAAGTGACCTACTTCCCACGTTTGAAATGTCATATTTTTAGATTTCCATTCAAAAGTTAAAGCTTTCTTTGCTTCAGCCTTTCCTAAATTAACCGCATTTTTATCAGTAACCCCAATTTCATGTCTTTCAATTTCAATATTTGGTAGTTGTTGACATCCTACAATACCTTTTTCTGGGTCTAATTTAAGATAAATAAAATTATCACCGAACTTACAAGTATTTCTTGTCCACATCGGTAAGTTTGTGTTGATATCTAACGTGTTATTAAACAAATCCGCTAAAACCGCCTTTATTCTTTTTGATTCAGAATAAATTTGTAACATAAATCCATCTTCATTAACCGTAGTAGATTCCTCGGCATATATGTCTAAAGCTGCAGATATTTCTGGAGTATACTCCATAGACTCATAGTCATACGTGGCTGAAAGTCTTGAAGGTTCGTAAAATATTGCTTGAGTATAAAGATTGTTTTCAACTTTAGCCCATTGATTTGCAATATAATAAGTTTGTTGAGCCTGTAATTTTTCTCTTTCGTATTCTCCTCTATCTTGTGTTCTTAATAATTCTTTTTTGTCGAATTTAAAAGTTGGGTAATCTTGACCCAAAAGAGAATTTGGACCAAAAGCCTTACCTAATCTTTGCCAAATCGTCAGATTGTTATTTTCCGCCATTTTACAATTTTAGTTTTACCTATTGATAATATAAATAGTTCTAATTACTAAACAACCATCTATATTTCTCGTAGTCATCTCTCGATGGTCCTTGGTTTGGAAAATGTTGTCTTTTTTGGTCTGTTTGAGGCATCATAGGATTAAAAAATTGTGATGAGTTTTTATTCTCATTTATCGAAGTTGCCCAAGAATCAATCATTGCTTTTGTGTGATTCAGATTTTTTGTAAGCTTTTGAAAAGATTTTTCTGCTACGTATGTTGCCATAGATATACCCATAATACAATCATCATGATGTCCTTTTTGATGGTCAGGTCTTCCATTGATATAAACGAATGTATTCATTTCATTATATAACCTATGAGACCTTACTTTAAACCCATGTCGAACATTTTCTTCAAATGATGCAATGATTTGAACTCTTTTACTATTGAAATTTATACCAGGAATTTTTTCGTTAATTTTGGGGTCCCATTTCCATTTGTTTGCAGTATCTACTGTATCTACATATAATCCTTTGTAGTTAAGTTCCTGTAGTTTTCTTGCAGTTGCCACACCCATTCCACCTGTTAAATCAATGACACAAAAAGCGTCGTACATTGTCCCCCACTTATAAGCAATTTCAGCAACAACATCTGGTGGTACTTTAGCAACATACTCCAAAACTTGCTCGTTTTCATCAAAATCAATAATCTCGATACAAGAAAAATCTTCTGAATCTCCTCTTGATACATCTACACCCATAATATATTTGTGTCCGACTATAGGTTCTTTCCATATCCATAGAGCCCCACCCATGAGTTTAGCACCTGGTTCTTGAAGTGTGTTTTGTGCAATATTTTGAAGTATTTCGGATTCAAAGACGTTGTCGCCTGAACCCAAAAAGTTACACTCTAATTCCTGAGCAACTTTTCTTCTATCATACTTTAATTTTTTTACCATTCCCTCAAACCACGAAGAACAAGGTTTATATCCTTGTTTAATGTATTCTGTGACGACAGAATGGTCACGTTCATAAGGATTTGCAACAGAAAGACTGATTACCGCATCCGTTGAATATTCTTCTTTGTTCAATAAAAAATGAACCAAATCATTTGTTTTGACCATGTACAAATCTTTTGTATACCTTGGGTCACGATACCAAAACATCTCAGATATTTTGAAATCGTTCATACTTCTCAAAGCTTGGTCGTATATCTCATAGTAAATCGGGTCATACCCATTCGGTGTAGAAACAACAATAACTTTACCACCCGTAGAAAGTGATGCCATACATGCTGACCAAAAATCACCATCAGCATCTATGAACGCAGCTTCATCAAAAATAAGAATTGTTGGGGTATAACCCCTCAAAGCATCTTTAGACGTTGCCACAGCTTTAACTTCACAATCATTTGTAAGTTTGAAATGTCTTTGAGAATTTTTTTCTTGTGAAAAACCAACACCAACCCAATTAGGCCACTGTTCTGTAAACGACCTAATCTTGTTAGCCATTTCCATCGAAGTGTCCAACTTGTTTGCAATTATAAGAACCTTTTCAGGTTTTTGTTTTTTTGCAAAAACTAGTTTTTTTGACGCCCAAGCAGCAGTAACTGTAGAAACACCTGCCTGTCTATATTTGAGGGCGATGTTTTCGTTAAAATTTTCGTAGTCTTCTATTAATGAAACTTGGTCAGGAAACAAATCTAAAGGAACATACTTAGAAACCGTGTTATCGTAGGTTTGTAAGTATGTCCTTAATGCGTATGGTGTATTTCTAATACATTTAGTAACCTCGATAATTAATTGTTCTTTGGTCACAAATTTTTTTTAAGTTAGGGATATTCCCAATCCACCCAAGAAATCTTTAAGGTCGTCATCGTCAACGTCATCAGAGTCAGGTTCTTCACCCTTACTTTCTTTATAAGAATCGTACTCTTCTTTCATTTTCATAGCCTTTTTCATCAACTCTTCAAATCTCCTTGTAGCTTTTTTATTTTTTGATTCATCAGTAGAAATTACATCACCAATTATATTTAAGAATTCCTTAGCATCTAATTTGTATAATTCTACTTTGAACCAATTTATTAATCCTTTATTCGAATCATTGAACATTTCATCAGGTAAAACCATTCTAAGTTTTTCAACTATTTCTGGACCTATTCTGAGTTGCATTGGTTCATTTGATAATAAATCTGTTTGACCCATTACTTTTTGAGCCAACTCGGTATCTTGAGGTAATCCATGTCTTCCTGCAGACTCTTCAACACCTTTAATAATCTCATGACAAAGTATTGGGAAAATTAAACCATCTGCAACGATTTTTGTATCAGGTTTTTCCTCACCTTCTTCACCACCATCTTCATCATCTGAATCATTGTCTTGTAGTTCAACTTTACCAGCAACACCATTTCCAGTTTGACTCATCATTTCAATCATTTGTTCCATAGTGAAGTAGAGAAAATCATTTATTGCCATTATACCCAAATAAGCAGGATACAATCTTGTGTCAATTCTATCTAATTCTGCCTTTATTTCAGGTTTTTGAAATATATAATGACCTTTTTTAGCTGCACCTTGGATGATAGCATTTATGATATTTCTTTTGTGTTTTTCTAATTCAAGTATTTCCTCATCTGTCAAGTCCTCGACCTCGAATGACGGAATTTCTAATTTATTTTCTTCATCGTCATCTTCGTCTTCCTTTTCTTCTTCAGGTTGGTATCTGAAGTTAGAAACATCTATTGGTTGTCTGTTCAACCTTGCAACTATTTCATACCAATCACTTGGTACTTCAGTTTCTTCCAAACACGCCTCTATCGCCAAGTTTTCCAACTCTTCCCTATGTCTACCCTCGATTTGAATTATAGTTGGGACTTTAGACATCATTTCTCTATAAATCATTGCTTGGACCTGTTGTGAACTAATATTTTGATTTCCCGTAACTTCTTTCAACTTATCGGCAACTTTACCAAATCTTGAACTCACTAATCTTTGTACATCGTCAGAACCTTTTTTGAATGAAGGATTATCAGAATAAATATTTTCACCTGACCTTAACTTTCTTTCTAGATTAGGGTCCATTCTTTCAGGTCTATTTCCATAATCTATTTGTTCTTTAATTTTAGCCATTTTTCAAAATTTTTATTATAGTATCTATTACCGCAGATTTAGCTTCCTCAGGATTTTTTGCCTTCGGAGCAGGATTAACTTTCGGATTAGGATTTCTACCTGGATGACCAGGTTTTATTTTTGGTGGATTTTTGGTGCCGGGTTTAGGTTCTTTTACACCTGGTTTGGGTGCAACTTTGGGTTCTGCCTCAACCAAATAATTCATCAAATCTTTCTTTGTAATTTTAGGTGGTAAATGAGATTCTACAAGTTTCATAATTTTTTCCTCCAAGAACAAAGTTACGGGATTTTTTCCTTCACCCAATTGTTTTTTTACTTCTTTTACACATCTTTCCCATTTTCTTGATTTTTTTGGTCCTACCTGAGAATGACAAATAGCCCAAGCATTATTTTCCTTTTTTTCTTCTGTCATACCGACTGAACTTAAATTTTTGTTTTTCGGATTTGTATCGTCGTCCATACCATCGTCTGCTTGGTCTGATTGGTCCTCTGGTGGTAATTGACCGTTGACTTTTTGTGTTAAGTCTTGTTGTACTAAATCATCATCGTCATCTTCATTTACCTCTTCGGTTGGGGTTGCTTTAATTCCTGTCGCGGTTTTTCGTATTGATAACTTTTTTCCTGCTTCAGTAGGTGGTAGTGTTACTCCTTTTTCGGCATCTGCTGTCGGAATATTATAGGAAGTTGTTGTTGTTTGTGTGATTGCTTCTCCCAATAATTTTTTGTGTAAAATAGAAATTTGAGCTTCATCAAGTTTTGATACTGTTTTTGAGGACAAACCCTTTTCAATTAGTTCTAAGGCCTTTTTATTAACTTTCATATACAACCTTTTTTTCAAATTCGAGAATTAAATCATTCTCATATAATTTATCTTTGATGTCTTTTTCAGTTTCTCCAAAACGAAAAACCAATCTTTTTTTTGGTGTTTCATTTTCTTTTTCCCAAGCCAAAGCAACGACATCATCCATTGCATCAACCATCGAAAAATAATCGGAGTTCTGAATTAACTCCAATTTTAACTCGGTGTTTTTCAGAACTCCTACTCTTTTAATATATTTCAACTCTGGTGGATGCGGATATGAATTTGATGGTTTACTTTCCCAAGATTCTCCCCAAACATCCGTAGTATCAGAAAAAATGAATTCGTACAAATTATCTCCTTTATAATCAGGACCAAGTCCATTTATAAAAATTAAATAACTCATATAACAAATCCCTCAGGAGAAATTTTCACTTGTCCTGATTTATTTTCAAATACTAAGTTTTTCTTATTGGTTTTACCTAAGAAAATATATGATTTATTTTCTTGTAAAAATTTTTTAGAAGAAAGTTCTTGTTCTATTGTTTCACTCAAGGTTTCAATTGATTTAACTTTCTTGGCAAACTCAGATTTTCTTTTAATTTCTTCATTTACCATCTTTTCTTTTTTATATTTCTTTTCAGAATCAGACATTTCAAAATATTTTGAAATAACCTTGTCAATTTTTGATTCACTAAAGATACTATCTAAGATTGTATCATGAATAGATGATTCACCCATTTCTTGGTCAACCGCCACGTCCATGTCAGCTTGTACATCTTCTACTTCAGAATCACTTGTAATGTCTTCTGAACCCATATCTTCCATATCCATTTCATCATTTTCCTCATCACTTTCGAATTTAGAAAGAACGTCTTCTTTATCTTCATCACTAAGTTGATTTAAATCAACTGCAGAAATTACCATGTTCAAAACATATTTGATATTTTCTGAGGTCAAACCTTTTTCTTGTTCATACTCTCTGATTTTCTGCGTTAACTTTCCTGTCAGTTTTTGAATTGACTTGAAAGTAACAATATCAGCGTTTTTATCCCCTTGACCCATGTCATCTACCGGCATTTCTTCTGCACCCATGTCATCTACCGGCATTTCTTCTGCAGACATTTCTGAATCATCTGCAGGAGGTAAAGCTTCCGGTGAATCTGGAAGTTGTGGTTCAGGAACTGCAGGTGGTTCTGCTGGTGGTGCTGATGGCGCGTCTATCATAAGTTCATCTGTTGCCGGTTGTGGTGTTTTTAAAACAAACTTTTTTTGTTCACCAAATAAACTAATTTCTTCGTCTTGTCCGTTTAATCTGTTTGATTCTTTGATGATTAAGTTCAACCTCTTCAATGCTTGAGAGTATGAGTTATAATATTTTCTATTTTTCATAGGTTCGATATAATCCACCTCCGATTCTGAAATATTTTTCTTAATCACATATCCCATTTTTTCTTTGACAATTTGATACTCGCTACCATCAGATACATTTATCGAATATTCTGTGGTACTAAGAGTATTTGTTTCTGATTTAGGAGTTTCATTATATCTGGCAATCTCCATGATTCTGTTCAACTTCTCTTGACCAGTTAATTTTTCACTTCCTAACGGTTTTAATTTTCCCATTTTATAGTGTTATTTTTTTTTATTTTTTAGTTATTTAATCCGTTCACTCCACCTAATTTTATTGCATTTAATTGTAATACAGTATTTCCAGTGTAACTTAAATCGGGGTTTGGACTCCAATCTTCGGGGTGTGGGGCATTTCCCAAGGAAGCTTCCCATGTACCTCCACTAAAGCTTCCTAATATCTCATCAGAATACTCGTATTGAGTATTAGCACTTAATGTTGCCATTTAATTTTTCTTTATAAATATACGACACCATTGAATAATTAGAAAAAAAATTATGCAAGATTGGATGAACCTAACTTAGATTTGGATAATACCATATCACTTATGTTGGATACGGATGAAACAATACTCCTTAATTTGGGTTCATATTCACCCGATGCATATCTATATCCGTTAACATTTACAAAGTTTCTAAGTAAATCACCTGCTCTTTTTCCACCTGTCAAATATCTTCTAACCATCAAATCATAATACGCACAAACACCTTCCTGAACTGTTGAAAAATATTTGTTTTTTCCTGAGTCAGTATTACCAACATTGAATGGATTTTTAGTCCTTCTTGGTCTAACCGTTTGATTTTTTGACAGTCCTCCCTCTAATGCTAATTGTGCTAATGCCAATTCAGGTGGTACATATCCTTGTGAAAAGTATCTTTTGGAACATTCGGCCATCATTTGTCCGTCGACGCCGGCATTAGGATTTCGTTTATCAATAAAGTTCTGACAAATTTCGGCATAAAGTTTGAAAGATTCAGGGTCGTTCATGTCTAAATAAGTAAAATTACCATCCTTACCAAATTCACCAGTGAATTTATTTAACTTCGAATCTGAAAATTTGTTTAAAACTAACAAAGCTAGAAGGTGTTTTAAATCTTCAGTTTTCATTACACCATCTTTTGAAAGTCCCGAAGACTCTTGAAATTTTTCAATTGCCACCTTTGTTTCGGAGCCAAGTTTACCATCAATCCCCCATTTAGGTAATTTGAAATTCAGAAATTCAAGTCCGTCTTGAATCATTCTCACGTCATCATCAAATGGAATTTTCATTCCTGGTGTGTATTCAAAAGTTTTTTTAGTGTCAGCTAATTCTTTCAATTTTTTCAAAAACGATGAATTCTCAACGGAGTCAATTATTTCTTTGGTTTCCTTTTTGGTATCTTGTTCATTCAAATGTTGTTCGACAGATAATTCTTTATCTTTGAGTTGATTGATTTTATCGAAAAGATTTTCGATGTGTTTTGACCTCCTTAAAAACTTGAATACCAAGTTTTCGTAAGACAACTCACCACCTTTTTCTAATCCACACTTTCTATATTCTTTGAGTTTATCTTTGATGGTTTCTAATTTTTCAACACCATCAGTTTCAGAATCTTTAATTGCCGTTTCTATTTTTTCAACCCAATTATCTATTTTATTTACCAAAACACTCTTATCAATTTTTTTGAAATCCTTTTTTGGTATATTAATCCACTCGTTGTTCGCAACAGAATAAACTGCACTACTTACATGTGATTCTTCCATATCTTGTGCATATAATTCAACATCATATCCTAATATTTTTATATCATGTGAATCGTTGAATATTCTTTTTTTCAAATCATAAAGTTCTTTATATGTTTCTGATTCTTTCTCGTATTGTTGTAAGTCTATTATGACGTGTAAATCAAAGTCCGAGAAATTAGACCAATTGTAGTTTGCCAATGACCCTGTTAAGACAACATCTTCGACCATAACATCATCACCCAAATAATCAATAAATTCTTCGGCAATTCGTTCTAAAGCCTTTCTCACCTTAGGTTTCATTTTTGCATCCTTGGGTTCATCGTAGTTATCCCATATCTTTGGATTCAATGTTTCTTGGAGAGAGAAACTTTTCAATATTTCTGTAAATTTTCCCATACCAAATAAATAGGCGAATTATTATAGTTTTTTATATTTGTGGTTCTTTGCAATTTCTGAAACAAAAAACTTACCCTGTGATTCTGCCATTCTGAATTGTGTGTATAATTTATGTGGTACTTCATCATACTCATACTTAAGACCATTATTAAACTCCACAATCAGTTTTTTTGTTTCAGTGTCGTATTCTGTTTTTTTGATGTTGGATGATTTGATTTCATTTATAATTTTTGTTCCAACGATTTCTTCTTTAATAACTCCCATAATATTTTTTTTAAATCTATTAATTAATCATATTAAGTATATCTAATAATTATTAACATGGAACTAGAAGAAATTGGTAGGGAAAAACAACCATTTGGTCAAGGTATCGAGCACCAAATATTCTCATCACCTAACAAACCTGATGTGATTTTTAAGGTTGGAGAGTGGGATGTAATCAATGAATGGTATGATGTATTCAAATCTGACCCTAATATCTTTCCAACAGTTCATAGACTCGGTAGATTACCAAATAAACAATATTATTACGTTGAGTTAGAAAAATTGGATACTGAAAAGTTCGAAGATAATTGGGACGATTTGGAACTTGATTTGGAAGAATTGGGTATATTAGATGTCGATAGAGGAGAAAGTTTCACTGATTTATACACTTATGAAGGCTCTTCTGCATCAGTTTTTACTGAGATTGGTAAAAAACTATCGAAACATAACCCTGAATTATACAAATTTTATATTGAGTTGTTAACTGTAATAAAAAAAGCGGAAAAGGCTCAGAATAAAATTCTCAGAAAAGATACTTTAGTAGATGCTCACAAATATAATTTTGGTTATTCCAAAGACGGAAAAATTAAATGTTTGGATATATAAAAAACCCTCCGATTTGGAGGGTTTTAATTTAGATGATGTTAATCTTATTTTTTCTTTTTTCAGTTTCTTTATTGTATTTTGGAATATAAACAGTCAAAATACCATCAGCAATCGTCGCTTCAATTGTTGAAGAATTATATGAGTTGTTGAGTTTGACCCTTTTGCTTATAGTCTTTTGTTTTTCAACTCCATTAACTTTATATGTTCTTACACCTTCCAATACTAATTCAGAACCTTCAACAGTAATTTCTAAATTTTCTTTGTTAAACCCTGGTACTTCAAAATGAAGATACGCTCCATCTTTTACGTGATTTATTTCATAATCCTCATCTTTTACATACTCTGTCTGCTCGTCAACTGGAACTAAACGATAGGTACTTGAGTAATAAGTTGATGGAGAGTTGAAGAACTTGTCAAACATTTTGTTAAAATCATTTCCGTAAATCATAGTTTTTATTTTTTTAAATTTATTTATTTTAACTAATATATTCAAACAACATACCAGCTCAGTCAATATGACATAATGTCTTATTAATTTTTTATTTGATGACAAGTTGTCTGTTTCATATTTTTCATCCTGTTTATTTGTCAATAAATTTGTTTGTGTCCGATAATTGATGGATATTTGTAAAAACTAAACATAAAATCTAAAAATTATGAATGAATTAATGGATGATGATGATAAGCAAACGAGTAAGAAAAAGAATACAGATAGTTCTACTCCCGTTTTAGATAATTTCAGTCGAGACTTAATTAAACTCGCTGAAATGGGTAAACTCGACCCAGTTATTGGTCGAGAAAAAGAAATTTTAAGGATTGCTCAAATTCTTTCGAGGAGAAAGAAAAATAATCCTGTAATAATCGGAGAACCCGGTTGTGGTAAAACCGCGATTGTCGAAGGTTTGGCTATCAAAATTTATAATGGTGAGTGTCCAAGAAATTTGGTTGATAAAAGGATTGTTGCTTTGGATTTAACTTCAGTGGTTGCTGGTACAAAGTATCGTGGACAATTTGAAGAAAGGATGAAAGTCATCATGGAAGAATTACAGCAAAACCCTAACATTATTGTATTCATTGATGAAATACATACATTGGTTGGTTCAGGAAATGCTGCAGGGTCAATGGACGGTTCAAATATATTCAAACCTGCATTAGCTCGTGGTGAACTCCAATGTATCGGAGCAACAACTTCTGATGAATTCCGTAAATCATTTGAGAAAGATGGTGCTTTGGAAAGAAGATTTCAAAAAGTTGTGGTTGACTCTGCAACAGTCGCTGAAACAATAGAAATATTGAAAAACGTTCGTGATAAGTATGAAACTTTCCATAAAGTAACCTACACCGACGAGATAATCGAAACTTGTGTAAAGCTGGCCGACAAGTATATCACAGATAGGGAGTTTCCTGACAAAGCTTTTGATATTTTAGATGAAGTTGGTGCTAGAATGCAAACTGAACTCAAGGTTCCTGAAGTTATTGATGATTTGAAGAAGAAAGCTGCGGAACTCAGACAAATGAAGATGGACGTTGTAAAAAAACAAAACTACGAACAAGCGGCAGAACTGAGGGATAAAGAAAAGAAACTTATAACAAAACTTGAAAGTGAAAAGAAGAAGTTTGAAGAACAACTCCAAAAGGAAAAACAACCAATCACTTTAGAAGATGTCTATGATGTTGTTTCCACAATAACCAAAATTCCTGTTTCTAAAATGTCTGTGGACGATGTTAAAACCCTTATAAATCTGGATAAAGAACTTGTGGGTAAAGTTATTGGTCAAGACGATGCTGTTCTTAAGATTGTTAAATCAATCAAAAGAAACAGACTTGGAATCAAAGACCCGAATAGACCTATTGGAACATTTGTATTCTTGGGCTCTACCGGTGTTGGTAAGACCTATTTGGCAAAACAACTTGCTAAAGAAATGTTTGGTAGTGAAGAATCTTTGATTAGGGTTGATATGAGTGAATATCAAGAAAAACATACAATTTCGAAGTTGGTAGGTGCTCCTCCAGGCTATGTTGGATATGATGAGGGTGGACAACTCACTGAGAAGGTGAAAAATAAACCTTACTCAGTAATACTTTTTGATGAGGTAGAAAAGGCTCATAAAGACATTTTCTCAATCCTACTTCAAATCATGGATGATGGTTATGTTACCGATAGTTTGGGACGTAAGATTAATTTCAAAAATACTCTTATTATTCTTACTTCAAATTTAGGTGTAAAGAAATTCCAAGAGTTTGGTGCAGGTATCGGATTTGGAACCAACTCATATTCAAACGAGGAAGCGAAGAAACAAATCTTGATGAAAGAAATGAAGAATTTCTTCTCACCAGAGTTTCTCAACAGAATAGATGATACGATTATGTTCAACACACTATCTCAGGAAGATATTAAGAAGATAACCCGCATAGAGTTAGACAAATTGGTCAATAGATTGTTGGAAATGAAATACAAAATCAAATATAACGATTCAGTGGTCGAGTATATTGCAAAAATTGGTTACGATAGTACCTATGGCGCTCGTCCAATGAAAAGGGCAATTCAGGATAAAATAGAAGACTTTTTATCTGAAGAAGTTCTTCTCGGTAAACTTAAAGAGGACACACAATATGTTCTCAAAGTAGAAGAAGAAACAGTTAAGATTACTAAGGGTAAGTAGAAAAAGGAGGATTTAATCCTCCTTTTTTTATATTTATCATAGAATGAAAACAAACCTCAGAAAAATTATAAGAGAAGAACTTACGGTTTTGTCAAACTTTGATAAACTCATGAATTCTTTCAGAAAAGATTTTCCTCAAGAACTCCAATCTAAAGTTGATAGCATATCGTCATATGTTAAAGAATATGTCAGAGAGAATGAATTCAATATAAAATTCCTGAATAGCTGCAGGACGGGATTTAAAGGTGTCAGGACTAATCAGTTTATAATAATTTGTTCTCCAATGCAAATTGAAAAAATTGGTGATTTTCTTTATACCATTTTTCATGAAATAAGACACGAAGAACAAATAAGTAAACTAAAAATTAATAACCCTTTAATAGGACAGTTGGAAGATTTCGAAAAATTATTCGAGGATTATTGGAAATTAGAGTTGGATGCAGATGAATTTGCTAAGAAAAAAATATCAGAACTTGTTTTAAAATTTGGTATACCAATCGGCACTGCTAAGCAAAATTTCAGTCTTTCCCCATATGTTGAAAACTACCCTAGTACTTCCAAAATGGTGAAAAACTATATGAAAACGATTGTTGATGATATTAAGAATATGAGAAAATCAGGAATGGAATACAATGATATTGCCGACCACCCTGTTGTCAAAAATCACTTGGAAAAATTAGAAGATTTCTTTTAATCCCAAAGAGTGTAATTTCTCGAAGTATCTTTTCTCTTTTTGTAATGTAATTTGTAGCCCAAAGATTCTATCATTTTTTTACCAATTTTGATTCCATTGTATACGTCTTCTATTACAACGTATTCTTTTTTTGTATGATAGTTGTAATATCCTATTGAAAAATTTATACAAGAAAAATCGAAAGATTTTCTTAGAGCATAAACGTCAGTATATGGATGAACCATATATTGTATAAAGTTAGGATTCATAGATTCTGTCAGAACCTTATCACAAGCCTTAAAGAAATCAGAATGCCTGTCAAATAGAACTTGTCCAAAACATTTTTCTGTGACCATCCAATTTTCAGGTGCATCAAACTGAATTGCATAACCTACGTTAGCAAAAAAACCTGTGTTAGCTTTTAATGAACCATGACATCCTGTTTCTTCAGAGACGAAAAATGCCGCTTTCAGATTCGGTAATTCTTTCAATAGAGTGAGACAAGCAAATACACCACACTTATCGTCTCCACCAATTCCTGTTGGTTTACCATTACCATCTAAAGCAAATAGAGCACTTTTCAATTCATCTTGTGCATTTGGAAGTTTTTCTTCTTGAATAAAAATATCATTTATTTCATGAACTGTGTCAGTGTGAGAAACTACACATGGGTAGAAAAAATTTTCATCCTTAACAATATTATCTGTTTTTGTTGCATATACATTTTTATAAGCATCGACAAAAAATTCTATATTGTTTTCAGTCAACCAAGTCGTTAAGTATTCGACCATTCTATCTTCTTTATAAGTTTTGGTGGGAACACTCAAAACTTCTTTAAGAAGTTGTAAATTATAATCCATATCTAATATTTTCACAAAGATATGAAAAAAATTTTTATTTTTCGTCTAAAATGTTGAAAAGTTCTGGTTGATTTAAAAATAAATTGAAATGTTGTTCGTCGAACTCATGTATCTTGTTACGGTCGTATTTGCCGTCTTTGTCCTTTGTGAGAATTTGAACTTGTATCTTACCTGTATTGTTATCAATTCCAAGAACCTGAAAAAATAAATTGGGGTCTTTAGGTGTTTTATGGACTTTACGAAAATCGTACTTGTTTTTGATTTTCCAATATAACTCATAAATTCTTTTATATTCTTCTCCTTCTTCCTCCATTTTTTCGATAATTGTATCCAAAGTATTTCCCCATTTTCTATTCAATTGTTCCATATCTAACAACCTACTGTTTTCGTAATCATATTGGTTATCATACCAACCACCCAAATTACCTTTTTTATTTTCAAAATAATCTTCGAGTAATTGTTTTAAAGTTGCTCGACTATCACCCACTTCAGAATACATTTTCAAAATTTCTGAAATTGGTAATTTCACTATTTCGCGTACTAAATCTACATCCAATCCAACACTTTTGAAATACTCAATAAGTTCTTCATTTACCTGTTCGTAAGCCGTATCATTCATTTGCTCATTTAGCGCATCTGTCCACTCAGATATAATGTCATCCATGTATCTAGCAAACTCATCATATAATATTCTGAAAATTTGTCGAAAGTAATCTTCTGACTTCTCATATTTAATATTGGGCATCAAGAAAGAAGAAATGTATTCTAATTTTTTTTCATTTTCTTCATCAAAATGCCAGAAAGGACCATAACCTTCTTTCATATCATCGTAGTCTGAATCATAACTTCTAAATTCCCACCTACGACTAGACACCCAATTGTAAAAAGAAACGTCATCGTCATTCAACCCGATTTTTTCTAAAAATTCATCGAAGTCATTGAAGTCCAAAGAAATTTTTGGTTCTTCATCCTCATTATTAACCACACGAAGTATCAAGGGGTCGGCATTTTCTAATGTCCTTGCATTAATTTCATTTCTCATGAAACTTCTAAGTTGATTAAAAAAGTTTGACCCTAAAAGTTTTTTGGTCATTTGTTCATCTACTCCGAAATAGTCTTTCAAATTTTTCTGAACATCATCTAATGAAACTTCATTCTCGTTAGAATCTAAAATATCGTTGTTATTTAGTCTTCTAAATGACTCTACTCTACCATTGATTTTATCTATGAAAATATAGGTAACAGAACCTTTTGTATTAAAGTTAGAGTATGCTTTATAATAGTTACCACAGAAATAATGGTTTTTATCATAATGACAAAGAGCATCTAATGTTAAAGGTTTAATTATAGTTAAATCATCCTCGTCTAATATCACTTTAATTTGGTCTTCCATACTCATAATGATATAAATATTTTTGTTTGGTAAATAATATATTTATTCTTACCTTTGTAAGGTTCTTTGAAAATATGGGGGTGAAAGGTATCGATTTCAGGTATCAGGGATAAGTCGCAAGTAGTCGGATGTCACATACGACTTTAATCATCGGTGGTAAAGATAACAGGCAATACTTTTGCAAAAATGGCTGCTCTTGGTTTGACCAGAGAAGCTGTTGTTGTTGCTGCTTAATTGTAGAGAACAACTACGAGTCGGTTAGGACATATACTCAGGAACAGGAGTCCGTTATGGGGGTCACAGGTCAGAGCTCCCTTAAATAATTCTGAGACCAAGTTATTTGTAGATTTGTTTCTCACTTACATCAAATCTAATATTTCGGAACATTTAGAACAAATGTTGAACTAAACTTGTAGTGATTTATTGTTGAACAGGAAAGACCAGCGTTCGAGTCGCTGCACCTCCACTTGACTTAAAACCCCCACTTCGCTGGGGTTTTTTTATTTAATAATTTCTTAAAGTAAGTGTCTTAAAGGCATTCTATTTATTGTCATGAAAATTAAAGATTTATTGACAATAATAATCCCATCTAAAAATGAAGAAGAACTTATTTTATTAACTCTTGGATTATTAAATAAACAAAAGAACATTCACGGAACAAGAATTATTATTTCAGATAGTTCAGACGACAACACAAGAAATTTAATCGAAGTTAATAAATTTGATAATTTAATAATTGAGATTATTGAAGGGGGATTTCCATCAAAAGCAAGAAACAATGGTGCTTTGATTTCTGAAACACCTTATATTCTGTTTTTGGATGCAGATATGTTTCTGACAGATACTAATACAATAGAAAAATCTCTCAAGTTTATTTCAGAAAACTCTCTTTCATTGGTAACAACCAAATTCAGAACTCAGGGAAACTATTTTTATGTGTTTCCTATTTTTGAATTTTTTAGAAATTGGTTTTCACATCATTCAGTTTGTGCTGTAGGAGGATTCATGCTTTTCAACAGACAGACCTTCTTAGAATTAGGGGGATTTGACCCAACTTATTTATTTGCTGAAGATTATGCCTTAAGTAATAAAATAAACCATAAAGATTTTGGTGTTGTAGATACAAAAATATATACAACAGACAGGAGATTCAAAAAGAAAGGACTTTTTTATATGCTAAAAATGATGGTATTGTCCGTTTTGAACTCCGATAATCCAAAATTTTTTCAACATCATCACAACTATTGGAAATGAAAAAATATCAATATGTAATAGTTTCAGATTTACATTTGGGGACCAAAAATAGTAAATGCAATGAGTTTTTAGATTTTTTGGAAAATCATCCTTGTCATACTTTGATATTGAACGGAGACATTGTTGATGGGTGGGCTTTGAACCGAGGTTCAAAGTGGAAAAAGAAACATACCAAAGTAATATCCAAGTTATTAACTATGTCTAATGATACTAACATAATTTGGATAAGGGGTAATCACGATGAATTTCTGACTGAGTTTATAGGAGGTTCTTTTGGTAATATTCAATTCAAAGAAAATTATATTCTAAAAACTCAGGAATGGAAAACGAATGATTTATTTATCGATAGATATTTTTATGTCTTCCACGGAGATGTCATCGATATTTTTATTACAAAATATAAGTGGTTATCCAAAATAGGCGCAATAGGTTATGATTTTGCTCTTTGGTTAAATAGAGTATACAACAAATACAGAACATGGAGAGGTCTGTCCTACCAATCTATTTCACAAAAGATAAAGGAGGGTGTGAAAACAGCAACCCTTTATGTTAATGATTTTGAAAACACTGCCATCCTGATGGCAGAGAAAGCTGGTTGTGAAGGTGTTATTTGCGGTCACATTCATCAGCCTTCGGATAGAGTAATTAATAATAAAAGATATTTAAATTCAGGAGATTGGGTTGAGAACATGACCGCTCTTGTTGTTGACAATAATGGACAAATAGAACTTAAAAAATATGAAAATAATAGAACTACTATTAAATTGGAACACGGGGAAGAAATTTAATTTTGAAAGAGATATAATTTGGTCAGTAATAATTTCATCGTTATTATTACTAATTTGTAATATAAGATTGTAAGTTTGTAATAATTATTGTTATGAAAATTATAATATCAGAACAACAAAGAAAAAAAATTGTTGATTCATTGATAGGTGAAAAAGTTATGGTCTATTATAACCTACACAAACACACCTTTTCAATTACAATACGTGGAATTGTTATGGCACACGTAGATTATGTTAAATTGAAAAATGTGGAATTTAGGGTTAGGACTGGAGGAAAGGAAATGGTTAGAACAAAAAAACAAAAAAATGTTCACGCTTTTGTGATTGGAACTTTGTTGGATTATTGTGAATATCCTTGTGAAAACTTACCTGAAGAACCTTTCGGTGAGGTGGTTACATATAATCCTTACAAACATGATAGTTTTGTCATCAAATCAACAGACCAACCTGTTTTCAATGCAAACTTGGTGGAAATGATAAATTCAAAAAATAAAATTTTCATTTTAGAAAATTGATGAAAAAAAATCTATTGGAAGGATATGAAAATCATTATAACTGAATCACAACTTAAAAGATTAAACTTAGAAGAATTCGCAAAGAAAAGATTCACAGGTGCTGAAAAGATTGCTAATACGGCAAAAGAAAAGGGAGGTCCTTCGATATTAACGTACCAACATTTTGTGGTAAAATTACCATATTATAAGAAAGCCGGTGAAGGTAAGTTCAATGAAAAGGAATCGATTGAAGAATTCAAGAAGACATTAAAATCAATCTCTCTCGAAATGACACAAAAAGAGTTTCAAACTGAAGTAGGTAGATTGGAGGTTTTAGGTGAATTAATTATAAAAAACAAAAAGTAAAAAAAGTCATATATTATCGAACCCTCACTTCGGTGGGGGTTTTTTATTATATCTACAAAATCAGTTAAGGGTATTTATTTGTATGAGTTCAATCATAAGTATCAAACCAGGAACAACCTTAATTCCAGGAGCAACAGTTAAAGGCGATTTTAGTTATTTTTCTGCATCAACTTTAAATTTAGGTCCGACAAGTACAACAGGATTTTATTCCGGAATTGATGCACCTGATGGTGGGTATACGGTTTATCAAATCGGTGGTCCTAATGGTTTGAATGCAAGGGTCGCTTCTAATACCGACGAACTAAATCTAATTTTAATTGGTGCCGGTGCAACTGGTTCAACATTAAACGATAGAATTACTTGGGCAACAAATACAAACTCAATTTTTATTAATAGTGGTGATACTTTAACTTCTTATTTTTTTGGTGGTGCTTTCACAACATTTACAGGTTCGTCACAAAATTATTTAATAAGACTTAATTCCGACGGTTCAAAAGATACATCATTTGATATTGGAAGTGGATTTAATAATTCTGTTCGTTCAATTGAAATTCAATCTGATGGAAAAATATTAGCTGGTGGACAATTTACAACATTCACAGGTGCAACACAAAATAGATTAATAAGGCTTAACTCCGACGGTTCAAAAGATACATCATTTAATATTGGAACGGGATTTAATAGTAGTATTACAAACACAGCAACTCAGTCTGACGGAAAAATAATAGTTGGCGGGTCTTTTACAACATTTACAGGTTCAACACAAAATAGATTAATAAGACTTAATTCAAATGGTTCAAACGATACAACTTTTAATATCGGAATTGGATTCGACAGAAATGGATTATTAGGTACTGAGGTTCAATCAATTGCAATTCAATCCGATGGTAAAATATTAGTTGGAGGTATTTACTCAAGATATTCTGCTTCTACTCAAAATAATCTAATAAGACTTAACTCGGACGGTTCAAAAGATTCGACATTTAATATTGGAAGTGGATTTAATAATACTGTTCTCCCAACGAAAATTCAATCTGATGGAAAAATATTGGTTGGTGGGTCTTTTACAACATTTACAGGTTCGTCACAAAATTATTTGATAAGACTTAATTCCGACGGTTCAAAAGATACATCATTTGATATTGGAAGTGGATTTAATGGGACTGTTCGTTCAATTGATATTCAATCTGACGGAAAAATAATCGTTGGGGGTGATTTCACAACATTTACAGGTTCGTCACAAAATTATTTAATAAGACTTAATTCCAACGGTTCAAAAGATACATCATTTAATATTGGAAGTGGATTTAATAATTCTGTTCGTTCAATTGAAATTCAATCTGATGGAAAAATATTGGTTGGTGGGTCTTTTACAACATTTACAGATTCGTCGCAAATTAGATTAATAAGGCTTAACTCCGACGGTTCAAAAGATACATCATTTGATGTTGGAAGCGGATTCAATTCAAATGTTGATACAATAGCAATTCAATAATAAATAAAAAATAATAATATGACAATAAAAGAATTCTTACAAGACAACACATTAACGGCAGTTGAAACCGTTGATACCTTAATCATCAATTTAGTTTGCGGAGAATCCCTTTATGGAATTGATGTTGATACATCAAACATACCCTCAGGAACTTTAACAACAAGAACAACTAATTTTACATTAACTGATAATACCTTATCTGCAAATGGTATATCGGTTAATACAGAAACAACAAATATGTTAGGATAATAATAAAACGTATAATCAGTATTTGAAATCCCTCACTTCGGTGGGGGTTTTTTATTTGACATTATCAAACATTATAATTAAATTATATAAAATTTTTTAATATGACAGTTCTATGTATTATCGGTTGGGTTGTTTCAGTTGCAACCTCTTTATTCTTAGCGAAGAATGCTTTTGATAAAATTAGAGGTACTGAAGAATCCAAAGGGAATTTCAAATTCATGAACTTAGAAAACTATAGAATGGAGACAGGTGTTGGAGAAATGTTGGGAGCAGCTTTGCTTTTGGTTCCTGGTTTTTCAGTAATTGGTCTTGTTCTAATTTCTACTTTTATGGGTGGGGCAGTCGTTGCTCACTTATCTCTTATGGGGGGTAATAAAAAAGAGTTTCCGATTATGGTATGGGTTGGAGCACTTGTCGGATATTTGCTCAGAGTCTATTGCTAAGAAAAAAAATTTCCACTAAAACCCCTTCACTTGTGAGGGGGTTTTTTTTATTTGCAAAAAGATATTTATCTTTACAATGAAATTACTCACATTAAAAGAATCTGAATTTTTTTCTATGTTAAAAACAATAGTTGAACAAGTTGAGACAGACTTGAACCAATACGATGATAACGATTTTTTTGATGCTTTCGTTTATGTATTTAGAAAATGGGCAGCAAATAGGTTAGGGGAAGAATATGGAAAATATCCCTTTTCATATTTGTTGAAAACATACGGACAGGAGTTTTTAAACCAAATTTTTGGTGATAAGTATGACCAATATTTTGGTACTGATGAAGTTTCCCTTTACCGACAAATGATACCAAGAATTGGGAAATACTTAGTCCAATCGGGAATTCATTCATTACCATCACTAAGAAACCAATCTAAGTTTACCAAAAAATATGCGAAACATATTTCTGCTTTGTTCGAAATATATTTAAGTGAATTTGATTTTGTTAGAACTGAAATCAAAGAAGACAAACCGTACGATGTTGATGTTTATTTTTATGTTGATTATCCTTCGTATTTGAAGTCCAAGTCTCGTACTTTAAATTCGTATAATATTGAAAGAGAATTACGAGACCTATTTACACAACATTTAGGGGTTGAGTTTGGTAACCCAGTCCACGGAAAGGTGAATCTCAGAATACACATAATAAAAGAAAACGAAGAATCGTGGATTAAAAATGTTTTGAATAAGGAAATAAAGAAACATATAAGAGAAATGGAAGGAGGTAGGTATGTACACTCAATCCGATTCGAACCCAAAGATAATGGAGCCACTATTAAAATAATCTACAAAGATTCCGGCTATAATGGCCTTTTTAAAACATTTGAATTCAGAAATAAAGTTAGGCAGTATCTCCAAGATTTAGGATATGACAAAATTTTCGTCGAAAACATTTAATAATTTTTAAAATTCAAATTTTTCCATTATCTTTGTGAAAAATGGATTTCACAAAATTATTCATAGGAATATTATTAGGTTTTATAGGTCAAATTGGTTCCTTCATGCAACTACAAGGAGCAATAAAATATAATTGGTATGAGAAATATCTTTGGCTAATTTTAATTTCTAGTATACCTATAAGTTGGCTTTACATAAAATCCGTAACGTATTTAGTCGAGGGTTTTGGGGGTGAAATTTGGCCGAGTAGGTTGATAGGATTTGCTGTCGGCATTATGGTTTTTAGTATGTTATCAATCATCCTATTCAAGGAAACTCTAACATTGAAAACAATTATTTGTCTACTTCTAAGTTTTTGTATAGTTTTAGTTCAGTTAGTTATGAAATGATGGTCTCGTAGTTCAGTTGGATAGAACGTCAGATTTCTAATCTGAATGTCACAGGTTCGAGTCCTGTCGAGACTACAGGAGCTTCGGAAACTCAAAAGGGGAGGATTTATATTCTCCCTTTTGTATATTTATTAAGTATGAAATTTATGTCAATTTTACTTAGGGAAGGTAGAAAGGAAGATTTGAAGAAAAAATATTCTGATAAATTCGATGAAGATATAATAGATTGGATTTTGAATATTTCTGACCTCGTCGATTTCAATCACAAATACACTGATTTTGTTTTTAGAGTTCTTGAAAATGAAAATATGGATATTGAATGGTGGGTAGAAACAATAATTGAAGAACTCAAATTATTCGACAAATATCAAAATCAACTCGAAAAAAAGGATATTAATCAATATCGAACTTTTACCGAATTACAAAATGCAGTTACTCCACTCCAACAAAAAGAAAAAGAAAAAGAATTAGAGGGTCAGGTTACAAAAATTTATGAAGATGACACTTTTGTAGTAGTTGCCCCAAAAACACGAGAGGCATCATGTAAATATGGTTCTAATACAAAATGGTGTACCGCAGCAAAACAAGATAACAGATTTGATACCTATACTACAGGAAAACAAAAACTATACTACATAATCAACAAGAAAAAAAGTACAGGTTCAAATTATTCTAAAGTTGCAATTCATTTCAATAATTCAGGCAATAAAACTTATTGGGATTCCTCAGACTATAATATGAATCCGAGAGAGGTTGATGTTTTGAATTACGCATTCCCTGAAATGATGCAAGCCATCGATGAAGACTACTCAACTTATATGAGTAAGTTCAATATGGAATCAATACTTCGAGATGCATTTAATACAAATCAAAAAACTATTTCTTCATTACCTAACTACTTGGGGTCAGATAAAGACATTTTTATAGTTGTTGAAGGATTTGATTCAATACCTGATATGAAAAGTCATTATGAGGGAACTGTTCAGATAGAATGGTCAGATGGTTATGATAATTTTTTAGTTGATAAATACAATCTATTTATAACGGTACAATATAAACCAAGTGATGGTAATATCTATCGTGCAGTTGTGGAATTTAACGGGGTGGACTTCGACCCCCCACCTGAATATTTTAGAGATTTAGGTTTAGAAACTGAGCAATTTCATAATACCTATCCGATAAAAGAAGACGCTCGTGAAACCATTCTTTTTTTCGCCAGAAGTATTGCCGACAAAATAAGAACACTAGTCGGAGAAAATCCTGTTTTACAAAAATTAGTTGCTGGTGACAAAAAATTTTGGAGACCTGATAGATTTCATTATGGATACACATTTAAGAGGGCTGACAAAGGATATATTAAAAAATTGACCGATTGGTTAGATGCAGGTAAAGTCGGGACCAAACTTGACTTTTTAACTGACATAGGACAACTCGATAAAAAAGTCGAAAACGGAAAAACATATTATTCGTTCAAGGGTAAAAACAATTTTTTACCATCTGTAAATTGGAGAGGACAGTTTTCATCATTCTTTGCTTCTGCTAGACTTGCCAATATTTTGGGTTACAGAAAAGTTGGTAATCAATTCTTACTTGTAAAAGGACCAAATTTTGACGCATTTAAGGAAGGAAACCTTAAAGCTCTTTAGATTTTCTTCGAAAGTAAAAGTAAAATCCAAAAAATAACGCCGCAATACAATACAAAACGAAGTTCGCTTTCCATAAACTTCCTGTCCACAATATTAGTGAATACTGAACGGCATCGAACCCAAACGGATTGAAGAAAAGTGCCAACATAAGACATACCTGAGATATGTTTTCGAGAAATATGCTTCTCCAAGTTCTGTTTCTCTCCATCTTCCATAGATTGATATTAAAAGTTTATTCAAAGAAAACTTTGACCAATTGAATATAAATATGTATATTTATGTTCCAATCAAACAATTGATTATGAAACTTTTAAAATCACCTACGTTCAAAGATAATAGGGGTTCGTATACACCCATCCTGCTCGATGTAATGGACATCAAATGGGTACAATCCTCTATTAGTTATAATCAGAATAAGTTTACTTTCAGAGGAATGCATTATCAGGAAAACCCTCCTCAAACCAAGTATGTGAAAGTTATCAAAGGCTCGATAATAGACTTTATATATGACTTGAAAACTAAGGAAGTAGAATATATAAAAGTTGATGAGAACTCAGCTGTGTTGATTGACAATACCAAAGCTCACGGATTTATTACATTAGAACCTGAAACTATAGTCACTTACCTTGTAGATGGTGAATACAATCCCAACTCTGAACGTAGTATTGTTTGGGATACTATTCCTGAAATTAAATCTGAGATTTATAAAATAATTGGTGATAGTGAACTTGTAATTTCTGAAAAAGACACTCAAGGAAAATGATAGATATAAAAAAAATATTAGATGAAGTTGGACAAACAAAAAAATTCGAAGGTGTTGCCCCCGAAGGATTTGTTTTAGTTCATGAAAAAACTCTCGAGGATTTAAAAGATTTCGATGTTTGGAAAGACTGGAAAAATGGTTTTAAAACTATCGAGGAGATGAATAAATTTAACTTCTGAAATACTTAATAGAAACGCCCCCTTAGCTCAGTAGGTAGAGCAGTAGTTTTGTAAACTACTGGTCGCTGGTTCGAGTCCGGCAGGTGGCTCAGCAAACCGTTAGACAATATGTTTTATGTTTTTGATTACAAGGTAGAACTTGACCCAAATCCAGAGGAAACTCATGAAGAGTGGGAATCTGGTGACATAATCTATTTTTAACGTGTAGTGGTCATACAAGTGTAACTGTCTGCAGCAGTGAAAGGAAGTCGACTCCTAGGTTTTTACCACTTGTCCCTGACCACTTTTTTATTTACCTTTATAAAAAAAAAATAACATGCCAAAATTCACCATCGACATTCATGGAAGAGGTTCAGAAATTAATGCACACAACATTTCTTCAGAACAAAAGGAAAAATTGAATCACCTCAACCTCGATGAGTGTATTTTAGAAGATGTTGCAGATATTTTAGAATTTGACGACACATTTAATCTCATAGAAAGTGATGAAATCTATATTGGAGCCCATCCTGAAAATTCAAGGCTGACAGTCACACAACAAGATAATGAGACAGAGGTTTTTTCTGATGAGATAAATTCATTAATTTTTTCAGAAACTATTTCCAATCAAACCTCTACTACCGAAATTTACCAAAAGAATAAACTTTACGTTAACGATAACATCAAGGGAACCTTTTTCACTTTGGAGTTTGAAGGTGAAAAGTTTGAACCTAAGTTTTTGGAAATACACTTCACAGAAATAGAAGGAATAGAATTAGTTTCATCATTCAAATACAAAGAAAAAGAATGTACATTCGGAGATTATTGGAGTAAAGGAATCGTTTATTTTTTATCGAATGAGTAGAAAAAATATCAACATACAAATCTATAAAACTATAAGTTACAGAATCGTTGGTTCTTTAACCACAGTTGTCCTTTCATTAATATTAGGCCTTGAAATTAATTGGGCGGTAATTTTAGGATTAGGTGAATTAATACTCAAACCAATTTTGTATTTTCTTCATGAAAGTATTTGGGATAAATACAAACAGAAAATCGACTATACCTCTGATAGGATTTTCTAATTTTTTTGGTATTTATTGTCAATGGACAATATATTATTAAACATCAGTGAAATTTATTCTGAGATTTTAAAAACAAAATCTCTTCTAAAGGAACAAGAAAAAAAAGTTCATATTTTCGGAGGTGCAAGTTGCAAATGGGGCGGAGGTCCTGATGGACACGCATCATACAATCCAAAAACATGGCAGGTAAATAGAGCTTGGGACATTATGGGTTCTGATGGAACAAGTGTCTACGCAATAGACAATGGAGTAATTACAAGAGTAGAACAGAAAAAACACAATCCTGAAACCAAAGAATACGGGTATTCTATCGAGATGAATACTGAAGGGGATAAAATATATTACACTCATTTGTCTTCAATAGGTCCGAAAGTAAAACAAGGGCAAAAAATATCCCAAGGAGATTTGCTAGGTAAAATTGGAAAACCCGCTGAAGACCCCAATTGGCCTGTTCACGTTCATCTTGCATTGGAGACTGGAGATATCAAAAAACTAGTTGACGCTTATTGTAATGTTATTTTAAAGAAAGGTTCAGGAACAATGACAGGTGGAACAGGAAGTAGCTCAGCATCCACTGATAGTGAAGTATATTACGGAAATAAATCATTCGCCGATTTAGTTTTAGGTGACAAATATAAATTAGAATCAACTGAAGAAATGAAATCAATAAATGAAGTTACAATGATGGCTCCTGTACCTATTCAACCAGGATTCAAAGGGAATTTTTCACAGGTGAGAAAAGGTGGATACATTCATCCAGGTACAGATATACCCATACCTTCAGGGACCCCTGTAAAATCCCCATTATCAGGTAAAGTAGTTGGTGTTCATTCCAATAGACATCCATGTGGTGGTACAATAGATATTGAGTATAGTGATGGATTTTGGTCAAGATTCTGTCATATGAAACAGATAAATGTGAAAGTAGGTGATTTAGTTAATAGAGGTGATGTTGTTGGATTGAGTGGTGGGGGAGCTGGTGATTATGGCAAAGGTAGGTCATCAGGACCACATTTACATTTCACATTGAAAAAAAATGGTCAAAAAGTTGACCCGGCTCATTATATGGAAAAGTTCAATGCTTCTGATATCACATATGACAGTTCAATAAATTCGGACTCAAACTTAAATACAGACCAAGACTCAATTGAGGGTGAAGTTGATTATTCTTCGGGTATAAATGCATTAAATTCTACCGGTACTCAAAAATCAAGTTCAAAAATATTCTATGGAAACAAAGAATTGGCAGATTTACTATCAAGCTCTGTGAATATTAAATTTGAAAACGAAATTAAAGAAGAAAAAGTCTACGGGGATTTTGGCAAATCACAACAATCAAGATATGGTTCAATAACTTTACCAAAGGAAAAAAACGAAAAAATTAAAAGTCCGATTGATGGGATAGTTACAAGAGGAAAATATAATCCTTCATGTGTAAATCAAATATCTATATCTCATGAAATGGATGGAGATATCTTTATCCTTGAATATTGTGGAATCAGTAAACCGAGTGTCAGAAACGGTAATAAAATATCAAAAGGAGATATATTAGGAAAAACAGATACTGATGTTACGATTTCTCTGTTTGATGAATCTGGTTCGAGAGTTTATATTGACAATTATATAAAAAAGGAAATCACTAAAAGTGAGAAACTGGCTTCTAAAGGAATTAAATCAGAACCAAAACTTTATTATAATAATGCTTGGGGTAGGATATTGGGTAATATACTTACAACTCCTGTAAGTTGGTTTGAAGACCAATACGATGAAAAAACTGGTAACTTAAAACAAAAAAGATGGTCATCTCCTACTGAAAAAACACAACCAGACGATTGGATGGCTCAAGGGTCTCCTACATATTCGAAAAAATTAAAAGAACAAATAGAAAGGATTAAAAGAATATTATAATAAAAAAACCCATCGAAAGATGGGTTTTTTGTTGTATCATTATTTGATGATACTACCGTCTTGGCTACCGCCACCAGATGAAACAGGGTCAACCACAGTCGCTGTAGTATCAACAACAGAAGTTGTATCTACAACAACAGAATCAACTACAGTAGAGTCAACAACAGATTCAGAAGATGTAGATGAACCACCGCAAGATGCAAGAGCGAAAACAGAAAGAATTAAGACTAGCTTTTTCATAAATTGTTTTTTTTTTGTTTATTTTCTAATGTTAAATGTAACTAATATTTTTTTTATCGTCAAGTTGGGTTTATAAAATATTTTATATTTTCATCAATAAAGACATTTCTTTGAACTCACCATCATCAATTTTAAGATTGGATATTGTGCTCGCATCTTTGAATAGTTTAGATATTTATAATTAGGCATAAACTTTTAAATAAAACAAAAATGACTAAAGAACAAGTATTAGGTATTGTTAGACACGTAATTACTTTTGCGGGTGGTATTCTAGTTGTAAAAGGATTGGTTGATGATGCCATGGTTCAAGAAGTACTCGGTGGAGTTTTAGGACTTGTAGGTACTGTATGGTCAATTGTTGAAAAAAAGAAGTAATCTTTTTGGAACAAATTGAAAAAACTCAGACAATGTCTGAGTTTTTTTTTATTCGTTGATAAGTTTACCTTGTTTTTTTAAACTTACAACAGCTTTGTCTACTCTAGAGTCAATTTTTTTTGATAATTCTGTAAACTTCTGACTCATTTCTGATTTGTAGTCGGAATAATCTTTTTTTAAACTTTCCATATCTGACAAAAGTTTATCCTTTCTTTTAGTACCTCGATTTACCTCAATCCACATGAAGATGATGGTAATTGCAAAGATACCTAAAAAGAACATCGAGATTGGGTGTGGAAGTGAACTAACTGTCACTTCGTCTGACATTTTAACAACTTGTAATAACATAATATTTGGTTTTAATTATAAAATTATTTCTAATACGGTTACTCCGACTCGTGATTCTGAGCTGTCACCATCAAGACAACAACTCTAGCGAGAGTCTACCCCCCCCATGGGAGGAGTATACGTCCTGTTACAAATATAATTAAATTTATAACACGAAGTATCAGAAACGTTTTTATTTCAATGAACAATAAGTTCTGTGGATGGTGTAAGAGTCGAACCTACCTTAACTGAGTCGGAGTCAATTGTCTTACCGCTAAACGAACCACCCTGCTAACATCTATAATTATAATTTGAAAAAAAATGTGAGTCAAATATTTTATCGATTATCTATATAAATTAAAACCTGTTTGTAATAGTTTGTGAATTTATCTGACCATAAATCCCATTTAATATCAACACCGTCTATAGAAAGAACCTGAAAGTTATTGAACACTCTCAAATAAACATCTCTAAACACCTTGAATCGACTTGTGAGGTCAACCCCGTTGAATTGTCCCAAATGAAATTCACCTGCAACTTTTCTAACGTTTTCTTTAATCCATATAAGATTTTCAACGTTAAAAATATCGTATTCACCTCCTTCACAGTCTGTTTTTATAAAATCTATCTTTTGGACATTATAGTTTTCTAAAAACTTCTTAAATGTAATTGTATAGTGTTGTAATTCTTTATCATTATATGCCTCAATTTTATCACTTACCCCAACGTTACTTGAAATTGCTTTATTAATACATGTAACATTTCCTGTTATAGTGTTTTTGTTCAGAGTAGGGAATTGGTCAAAACTTGGTTCGACACAAAAGACATGTTTGGGATTATTATTCAAAATAGAATATGTAAAAATTCCTGTGCTGGCACCAACGTCCATAACAATATCCCCTTCATCTACTGTGAAAAATTTTTCGTAAATTCTTTGATTAAAAATTTCATCTCCAATAAATGACTTGTACCATTCTGAAGAATTTCCCCAATCAAAATTTTCTAAGTTAAGATTATCCATTTCTATTTTTTTAGAGTGACCCCATTAGGATTCGAACCTAAACCAGCTCATTCGAAGTGAGACATACTATCCGTTATACTATAAGGTCATATTTTGAACTTATTTGTATCTCCGGATTTTTATCATTTATGATGATTTTTACAACTATCTTTATGTATTAATCTGTAAACACTTCCTTCACCGATACCATATTCGATTTGATAGTATTCACATCCACTAAAAGTAACTTCCCTGAATAGATTACTTGAACCTATAACTTTGGGATTTGATACATTACAAGATAACAAATTATAAACCGAACAAAATAGTAATAATTTGAATAATGGTCGTTTTTTTCTCATAAAATTTCAGAATTTTCCCCATGTTGCTCTTTCCATTAGTTCGAGTCTTTTCTTTTCGACAAACTTAAGAAAGTTGTAAAATTCTACAAATTTATTTTTGATTTTTGTAAATAAAATTTTCATAATATTTTAATTTTTTGCGTCCCCTCAAGGTTTCGAACCTTGGGCCCTCTCGTTAACAGCGAGATGCTCTACCACTGAGCTAAGGAGACGTTAAGGAAAGGAGAAGATGGTCGCGTGGACAACTCCTTTTACGATTGGCATTACTATGATAATTTCAACTCCGATGATATTAACTTCCAGCCATTAACAGGTATATCATATCATCATTCCCCAATCAACCTATGCACGCACGTCAGGACTTGAACCTGAAACTCCTGTTTTTGGAGAACAGTACTCTACCAATTGAGCTACGCACGTATTACTGAGGTCGGACCCAGGTTCGAACTGGGGTAGGAAGTTTTGCAGACTTCAGCCTAACCACTCGGCCACCCGACCATTCATATTAACCTATGAGACCATATCTAAACTAATATTTTCATTTCTCATCAGTTCATGTAACATTTCCCTAACTTCCTCATATGCATCATACTTGTCTTGTGGTAAGCTGTCAGGGGCATACTTAGTTTTTGACCTTAGGTCTTGGTCCAACTCATACAACACAGACCAAAATTTCATTGCGTTTGAGGCAAGTTGGAAGTCTTGGTTGTCTTCAGGTAAATTAAATTCTAATATTGCTTTCATGTTACAAATTTACGAACTATATCTCAAAGAACCAAAAATAAAAAAACCCCGAATACATTTCTGTAGTTCGGGGTCGTGTATATAAGTCTTCAGGAACTTAACTAATTTGATTTGAACTACACTTGAGCATATGTTGACACCAACAAGTATTTTGTTGTTCTACATTAATATTATGTCTCAAATTGTTGTTCATAATATAATAAATAGTAAAAAAATATAAAAAATCAATTGTACCTCAGGCGGGAATCGAACCCGCACGAACTTTTTCGGTTCACAGGATTTTACGGTGCGACGAGTTGAAGCTCCCGTAAGTCCAGCGTGTCTACCTATTCCACCACCAAGGTATTTAATTGATTACAAAGATAAGAAAAGTATTTTATTTTGCAAAACTTTCTTCAAAAATAGTGTCACTAACATTGAACTCTTCGTTCATGGTATGGTACAAATGAATTAAACCATTTTTTAGGTCAAACTCAAAATATCCTGAAGACCCTTCATTTATTTCCCAACCGCCATGATTGTTTTCTAATTGTTGGTAACACCAATCTTCAACTGATGCAGGAACATCCAATTGATTTTCAAAATTGTCCTCAATATATCCACTATCACCACCACCATTATATCTTAACACTAATAAACTCGAATCCTCACTTTCTTCTGAAAGCATTTCAAGTAATTTTTTAACCTCTTCATCTTCTTGTGAATCCCATGTGGTTCCATCTTCACTACCAGAATCAGTATATCCACAGTATTTGGTCGCGGATACCATCTTCATATCAACATCAATATCTATCGATAGCGTAACATAGTTCAAATAGTCGACATAAACATTTTTGAATGTCATTTTATCGTTACAATACATTAAAATTTTATCAATTATAGGGTAGATAGGTTCAGGAACCTCTATGTTATGATGATTACTAAAATTCTTTTCATGTTGCCCAAAAGGAATTTCTTTATCTAAGTCAACATCGTCTGACCCATCATAGAAATTAAATTCTACTAACCCCGATGAAATTCCGAGAGACTCTAAATATCGTGACGTAATTCTTAGGGTTTTTTTATCTTCCGGTGTGAATAGTTCCATAACTTTTAATTATAAATATCAATCTTCAAATTCTAATTTCTTTGTTCGTATCATCCACTGTGGTCTATTACCTTCTTTCATGTTCAATACCCACTCCTTTGCACTTGGTATATATCCATAACAATCTTCTGAAACATGTTGTTCGCCTACGTATCTTGTGTAAACTGTTTTTCCATCTGAATTTTTAAACTCAGTTCCAAACTTTTGTTCCATTTCAAAAATACCCTCACTATGATGTCTAAACATTCTATGTAAAGAATCACCATACCAAGATTTTGTCTCATCTAACCATTCGTGTAAATGAATATAATCTTCAGGTTTTCCTCCAAATTTTTTTGCCGAAGACTTTGCATGTAAGTTAGGGTGTGCCATCTTTCCAATAGTTTTTATTATAACCGAACATTTCAAATTGTGGTTTACAGATTTCGTAAACAAAATCTGCCGTTTTTTGATTATATTCAGTATACCAAGGCAATCTTACCTTATCAGTTTTATCTTTGAACTCATTGATATATTGATTTTCGATAACTTGTTCATGATAGTCATTACCCAAAGAAATAAAAAATTCTTTCAATGGTTTTATATTCATTAGGTCTTCATTATAGAATTCAGTCCTAACAAAGTAATCGGGTTTTTTGGGTAATACTTCCAAATATAATGGAAGATGAAGTTGATAATCCTCTTCCCAATACTCATGTTCATATAACCATTCTTCAAAGTTTCTGTAGAAATCTCGATTGTGCAAACACGATAACCAATAAATTGAAACAATTCTTGGTAGAGGGTTTCTTATGTTGAATACTAAGGTGTAGTCTAATTTATCTTCAGGGATTGAAAGGTCATGTCCTCTGTTCACAAAACTATCACAATGTTTCAAAAGAGAAACACTAGACCTTGTACAAGCCCTTTGTGGCATGAGCCAAACTACCTTGTATTTTTCTATGTAAGACATATTTTTATTTTTTGTGGACCTGGTCGGAATCGAACCAACGACCTTGAAATTATGAGTTTCCTGCTCTAACCGGCTGAGCTACAGGTCCAATATTACAAATATATAATATAAATCATTCTCGTCAAAAAACCCGAGTATTTATTTTATAAGTCTTTTTTCAAATGAATTATTTTAATATGTTTAAAAACAAAAGATTCTAATGGAGGAAGTATTGGTATTAAATTATGATTACAGCCCTTTGAATGTTACTTCCATAAAAAGAGGTTTTAATCTTGTATATAAAGGTAAGGCAGAAATTATAAAATCTGATGTAAAAGATATTATCTGTGGAGTAAAAAACTTTGCAAGGCCTCTAATAATCAGACTTCTGAGCTTCATAGGATTTCACAAAAGAACATACAGAGCAAATAGAACTAGAATATATAAAAGGGACAACTATGAATGTGTTTATTGTGGTTCAAAAAAAACATTGACTATAGACCATGTGATACCTAAGTCCAAGGGGGGTTCGAACTCTTGGGAAAATTTGGTAACATCTTGTTTTAAATGTAATTTGAAAAAAGCAAACAGAACTCCCGAAGAAGCTAAAATGAAAATGAGGCATACTCCTTATGTCCCAACAATCATGAATGATAATTATGCTCTATTAAATGTTTGGAATGATTTTCAAAAAACTTTATTTTCTTAACGATTAAAACTATTTTTGTAACAAAAAATAGTCCATGAGTTTAGATTTGAATTTAGAAAACGCGCAAAAGGTCTTTGATATTTCCATAGTATTATCAAAAGTGCTAGAATTAATTTTTGAAGATAATAACGGTATTGTTTTGGATATACCCAATAACACCACAACATTCAAGGATTGGAATAAGATTGTTGTTTATAAAAAAGATGGTACTATTCAAATAACCGGAACACAGGACGATATAAACGAAGGAACTTTAGTTAAAATTTAATTATGAAAATAATTGGGTTCAGCGTAGGTCACGACAGAGGTGCTGTTCTGATTGTTGACGGAGAAGTTATAATAGGTATAACTCAAGAAAGACTTAGTCGAATTAAACACGATGGTGGATACATGGGAGGGCAAATACCTATTGAATCCATACAATATTGTTTGAATCATTCGGGACTAAAATTCTCAGACATAAATTTATGGGCATATAGTACAACAGAAGAGGTTGATGACGTTGATGAAAAAATGACCTCAATTTTAGGATATAATTTGGATGATAAACTACTTTTTGTTCCACACCATTTAGCACATGCGTATTCTAGCTTCTACAGTTCAAACTTTGACGAGGCTGCGGTAATTGTTGCAGACGCTTCTGGAAGTATATACAACTCTAAAACAAAACTGTCTCAGTTTTATGATTTAGATATATCCGAATTACCTGAAGGAAGACATATAACCGAGGGTATTTCAATTTATCATTTCAAAAGAGATTCTTACTCAGAAGTTTTTAAAAAATGGATAAAAATACCACATCTTTGGGATACTGAAGAAGAGGAATGTACGTCTTTGGGTGCCAGATATTCTGAAGGTTCTTTGCAATTAGTTTACGAACAAACAACTAATAGTTGGAGTGCAGGAAAACTTATGGGTATGGCTTCATACGCTAATCAAAAAAAATTAGATGAGATTCCAAACCTTGTACAAGAATTGGAAAATGACATTCATATACCAAATATAAGAATTCTTCCAAACGTGATATGGAATTCAGATTTCCAATCTAAATCCGATGTTGCAGGACTTTATCAAAGAGAACAGGAGCAAGCATCTGTCATATTGTCAAGAATTGCAAAGAATTTAACATCATCAAAAAATGTATGTACTGCTGGTGGGTCTTTTCTCAACTGTAATTCTAACAGACTCATCTTAGATTCAGGGTTATTTGATGAATGTTATTTTGTACCACCTTCCGATGACAGTGGTATTCCGTTAGGTTGTGCTTGGTTTGCATATCAAAAAATAGCATTTGTAAGACAATACACTTTTTTAAACCCCTACTTGGGTAAAAAATATGATAGAAATGAAATTATTTCAGCAATAAATGAAGTTCCTAATTTAAATGTTCAAGAGTTTGAAAGTTTTTCAACTTTATGTTTTGAAGTTTCAGAATTATTATCAGAAAATAAAGTAATAGGTTGGTTTCAAGATGGTTCTGAAATAGGTCCGAGAGCATTAGGAAACCGTTCTATAATTGCAAATCCAACTTCTAAATGGGTAAGTAATTACCTAAACTCTGAAGTGAAATTGAGAGAGTGGTATCGACCCTTTGCACCTGCAGTAATTTATGAACATCAGAATAAGATTTTTGATACAAACTTTTTCTCACCCTATATGCTTGTGACTGCTAAGGTTTTTGATGATTGGAAAGAAAAAATACCTTCAGTTGTTCACATTGATGGGACATCTAGATTTCAAAGTGTTAGTGAAAATAGTAACTTCAAATTTTATAGTTTACTTACATCATTTTATATGACAACCGGAATTCCCGTTTTGTTGAATACGAGTTTCAATGGTCCTGATGAACCAATAGTTGAAACACCGTCCAACGCAATCAATACTTTCTTGAAAAGGAATTTAGACTGTTTGGTTTTGGATAACTTTTTGGTTTCAAAACAATAAAAGATTATTGACGATATTTTGGTTTTGTTGGTAATATTTTATATTTTTGTATCAAATAAATTAATATGGATATTGGAAAAGAATTTTCATCTTACTACACAAAACATTTAGGAAAAGGTTCTTTAGACCTACATTATTTTGGACAGCAAATTCAATCGTCTATGACTCCTTACATCTTGGAAGAAAGAGAAATGAGAGCAACTCAAATTGACATCTTCTCAAGATTGATGAGAGATAGAATTATCTGGGTTGCCGGGGGTGTTGATTATAGAATGTCAACAATTGTACAAGCTCAATTAATGTTCTTAGATAACACAGAAAAAACTGATATAACGATGCATATCGATTCTCCTGGAGGTTCAGTTAAATCTGGATTATCTATGGTTGACGTTATGAATTATGTGTCTTGTGATATTATTACGGTCAACACAGGGATGGCTGCGTCTATGGGTTCAATTCTATTAGGTGCAGGTACTAAAGGAAAAAGAAGTTCACTCAGATTTTCAAGAACGATGTTACATCAGTCTTCAGGTGGTTTTGGTGGTAACATTCAGGATGCTGAAATCAGTATGAAAGAATGGCACAAGTTAAACGATATTCTTTTCACACTTTTGGGTGAGTATTGTGGTAAAGATGCTGAACAAGTCAAACAAGACGCAACTAGAGATTTGTGGTTAGATTCACAACAAGCTTTAGAATATGGAATTATCGATGAAATTGTTAAAACAAAAAAGAAGGGTTAACCCCTTCTTTTTAGATTTTAGAACACCCCCTTTTTTTTTGTTTTCTATTTAGTTGCTTGGGAAAGTGCTGGTTTTAATTTATCCAACACCTCTTTAGCATTTCCACTATATTTTTCAAAAACTTGACAAACAGAACTTGATAATGTTTTTTCTAAATTTTGAATAAAATCTAAATTTTGAATTTCGTTTTGAAGGGCATTTCTAATAATATCCATACCAGTTCCACCCATACCTTTAGTTTGTTGGAGATTCATAATTAAAGTCTCCCCAATTGCCCTCACAATATGTTTTGTTAAGATTTTACAATCTTTAAATGATTTTAATAGTTCTGACGGATTGGTTGCAAAAAATGAAACTAAGAATTTCCTAATTGAGTTGTCAGGAAATCCTAAAGAACCTAACAAAGAATTCAGCGCTTTTTCGGTGAATGCTTCAGGTACAGACCAAAACGCCGCACCAAAAATATTTTTCAAAGTATCAATAAAATTTTCAGTCAGTAAACCTTCTTCATTCAATGAAGATATCTCCATCAAAAATAAAACACAAAGTCTACCTTGTTCTTTTTCGGATAAAGTTTTGAACCTATCTTCACCAAAATTTTCAACAATCATTTTCAATCTTGAATGTACAATTTTTTGTTCGATTAAGATAGTTTCTTTCTGAACTTTAGTTTCTTTCAAACTTTTTTTTATTACTTTTTTCAAACCCATTTTTATATATTTTTCAATAACCATTGATGTCTAGTAGACCCTTCGACAGGGAATGATGGTGGGAGAGTAACACCTTGGAATTCACTTATTTCTCTCGACATTAAATCAAGTATTTTATTTAGTTTTCTTGCATTAGCTCTCAAACCCCATCTATTATGATAAACATTTTTACAATATTGAACTTGAGGTTTAAAGTTCTTGAAATAACTTGGTCTTTGGGGTACATCAGCTCTGTAATCTTCAAAATATTTCAAAATATTTTCCGCACATGTTTTTTCATCTATAGAGTAGTTTTCACTTGCCGTTTTGTAATCTTTAGTGTCCAACTTCATATTTTGCAATGGGTCACGATATAATTTTACATTAGCACCGAATAATCTATCTGCAGCAACTGGAATTTCTTCCCAGTTTTGTTGTTCAGCACCTGTCATTTCATGCCATTCTTTAGCTGAGTATTGTTGTTTCAAATCTTTAATTGCATCTTTTTGTTGCTGTGAAACTCCTGTAACAACATTTGCACTTGACATCGGAATGTATAAATCAACACCTTGGATAGTTACCTTTTTCAAATTAGTCAAATCCCATCCTGAGTTTATAGCTTCTTTAGCGGTCTTGGCACCATACTTGGTCTTATATGACTCAACTTCAGCGTTTTTAAAATCTTTATCAATAATTTTGTTTTTTGGTTCATCAGGAACCCAAATACCAGGACCATATACAAATTTTCCATCAGCACCAAATGAGCCGAATTTTCCATCCAAAAAGAAATAAATCATTTTACCCTTCGTCTTAGTACTTTCTTTTTTTATCGCAAATCTTCTGTTAGGATTTGATGTCTCCAATTCTGCAATTCCAATTGCCCCTGGAGTTTGTTCATTATCAATCATCGCCTGAAGTTTTGATTTCAAATCTCCGGCTTGTTCTCTGAGCTTCATTTTTTGAGTTTTGTAATTCTTATGTAAATTAAGAACTAACTCTCTTTCAATATCAAGTTTTATCATTACTTCAAATAATTTAAAAATCACTCCATTTAGTTTGAGAAACCTCTCCGCTAATTTCAGGTTTATCTTGTACAGGTTTTTTCTCACATATTTTTGAAATATCTGCGTCTGTAAATGATGAACCAAATCCTTTTTCTTTGAGTTTTGAAGCTGTTACAGGACCAAAGGCATTATCAACCTTTAAACCACCTAAACAAGCTTGAACCTCTCCAATTTTTGGAGATTTACAATATAAACTATATGTGCCGCTACAAGACTTATATTTACTTTCACCTCTCGGTGTTACAACTTTACATTTTTCTTGATTAGGGTTCTTTTTACAATCTTCAGTTTCTTTTTTTGTTTCTTCTAAATCTTTTTCTGCATCATCAACGATTGGAGCAATTGCAGACCAAACATACTTTCTAAAATCCTCTCCGTCAATATCACCATCCAAATCGTCATACAAATCTCCATAAGTTTTGTTGTAATATTTATACATTGCGCAAAGGTCTGAAACGCTGTCCATTGAAGATAATGCTCCTTTAATTGCGTTTTCATCTGTCCCAATTCCTTCAATTGCATTATAAATTGCGTCCGCAGCTTGTCTGTGGTCCGTTTTACTCTGTAAGGGTTTCAGATTTTTATCCAAGGAAGAACATCCTTCAAAGAATGCTTTAGTTTTTGCAAACGCATCACCTCCACCTTGAACATTATAAATCCATGTTCCAATAGTAGCTAAAGGAGCTGCGGCTAGTACCCCTCCAATAACATAAAGCCAAGGAGCAACTTCATTCATTAGTCCGACAGACTCTTTATTTTCAGTTAAAGTTTTTGAAGTATCGTACTTCATCATGAGTTTCACCCTATCCAAGGCTTCTTGGGGTGAGTATTTTGGTTGTGACATAACTTTTTTTTATAAATATATTATTTTTACCAAATTTGATTAGAAACACCTCTTTTGGCACCAGTATTCCATACCGTAACATCCAATTGATTTGCCTTCCCTCTTTGTGGACCTCCCACAATATCTTTCCACATAGGAACTGTTGTAGCACCTGCAGATGCCGAATCTCCACCTGATGTTTTTCCACCACCTGCATCTTGTTCACCGAATTCCTTTTTAGAAGTGGTGTGTTTTTTAAAAATTGATATTAAGTTTTCTAAGTCGAAGTTCATAAAAATAAATATCTTCTTAAAATTAATAGGGCTGAGATGAAGGTAAACTGTTTGGATTAACCGTATAGTATTCGTTCAGAAAGTTCAATAACTCAGTTTCATCAAGTTCTAAATCTAAGTCTTCTTCGTTTATAAACTCATCATCTTCATCTTGAGCACCAAAAAAGTCAAATGATTCACTTTCTAATTCGTATCCATATTCCTCAACAAAAGAATAATCTATGTTATCTACCCTAACTAATTCTTCGCTATCTTCAATAGTTCTAAAACTTACTTCCAAAAGATTATTATCTTTATTAAGATAATAATTGAGCACCTCCTTGATTTCCATATCTTTCTATTTTATAAAACAAATATCACAAAACTCAGTAAAATCTATTTTTTTCTTAAGATATTTTTTGTATTTTTGTAAAAAAAGGAAATGAGATTTAATTCACTTGTAATAGATGACTTCTACTCCAATCCAATGGAAGTCAGAGAATTTGCACTTAGACAAGAATTTAAAGTAAGAGGTAATTACCCTGGAATGAGAACAGAATCGTTCTTAAATGAACCTTTGAAAAAAACACTCCAAAATATTGTTTATCCTTTCGCAGGTAACGTAACTTATTGGGGTGGAGAATATACTGGTTCGTTTCAATATACATTGTCTTCTGATAGGTCTTGGATACATGCCGATTCAACAACCGATTGGGCTGCAGTTTTATATCTAACACCTAACGCACCTATTTCTGCTGGAACAGGAATTTTCAAACATAAGGAGACAGGTTGGATGACCTTTGATTATAAAAACCAAGACCCACAATATCTTAACCAAGCGCCTCCTGGTCACGACTCCCAAGATTATACTAAATGGGATATGGTTGATAGATTTGGAAACCTATTCAATAGACTTATTATGTATAAAGCAGACAATTATCATGTCTCTTTGGATTACTTTGGGAGCACTCCAGAGAATGGAAGACTCTTCCAAGTATTTTTCTTCAATACTGAAAGGTAACAACTTATTTAAAGTTGTTACCTCCTAACCATGTAACTAATGAAATTCTTGTACCCGATGTTGTTGGGGTTACTCTATGTAATAAGAATGAAGGGAAAAAGCAAATCAGACCTTTTTCTTTTGGAACTGTCAAAATACTTCCTCCAACGTTAATTTCTAAATCTCCTCCTGTATATTCATCAGGGCCTGCGAGTTGCATTACCATTGAAAGTTTTCTATTCGAAATGTTTGGACCCAAGTCTAAATGCCAGTCGTAATGACCACCGTTTCCATGATAGATAGTATATTGTAAGTTATCAGGAAATCCCCAAATATCGAAGTTCCACATTTCTTTGTTTGCCTCGTGGGCCAACTTTGCAATTTTATCATATATCCAACCTGAGTCTTCGGTTTCATCAATCCAAGACACTTCACTTTTTCTATAATTTGAAACAGTATTTTCTCCTGTTACGGCTTCTTGTCTAACAAGTGTGGATGCTAAATACTTTATTTCGTTGATTTCATTATTCGTAAATTGATTAACAAAATAATAGTAATTACAGTGGTTTGTTTGGTTTCTATGAAGCGAGTTCATGAAAAATTGAGAAGAGTGCATAATTAAAATTTGTTTGAATTATAAACACTTATTTTTTCAGTATCAATAATATGAAATAAAAATCCCCTCGTTGAGAGGGGATTATTTTAAAACTTTTTCATCCTATTCATCATTTCAACAATTCTATTTTTTTGTTGGACGACTGATTTTTTTAAATCTTCGTCTAAATAAGAAAACTCATCATCGCCAGTCAGTGTAGTTATATCTTCCCACGAGGAGGTATTAGGTTCAAATTCTTCGTAGTCTGACATGTCAAGTTCGCTATCATCAAATTCTTCACCTTCGGCATCCGCCTTATTTTTTCTTCTCATTTTATTCCAAACATGTATAGGTGGATATTGTTCGTCAGTTTCTTGATAGTCTTCTTCGATTTTTTCATCTTTCTCTTCGTAGTCTGAAAATGCCGACTCCATTGTTTCATATACTGGTTCTGCGCCATCAGATTCAAAATCAAATGCAGGTTTAACTTCCTCATCATCCAAGTCCATGTCGTAAGCCTTTTCAGAGTATGCATCACCACCATCTTTGGGTCCTTTACTTTTGAAAGTATATGCACTCTCTAATTCATCATAAGGGTCTCCTTGTTCTGTTTCTTCAACTTCTCCTTCAACGTAATCAAACTTATCAGAAAGATTTAAATCTTCAACATTTTTCAAATCCTTTACCTGTTGCATTTCTTCTTCCATTTCATAGTTTGAACCACATTCCATGCATTCACCTTCTTCCATGTTTCCACCATAACCACACTCCATACATTCTCCTTCTTGCATCATCCCACCACATTCTGAACATAATTCTTTTTCTTCTTCAATTGGTTGAACTTGCTCGTTGATACCAACGTTTTTATACGTTGTTATTACATTCTTGTTACTCAAAGTCACACCACCTTTATCGTTTGCAAAATCTTGAACATATAATGGTTGTTCACTTTTTATTTTAGGTTGCATTGTTCTATAACCGTCGTATAGAGACCTGTGCTTATCTAAAATGTTACTTTTTTCTTCATTAGACATAAGTCCTATTGCCCATTGTTTCATAATAATCTTTTTTAATAAATATTGACGTAAAGAAATAAAACATCTAATATTGATATAACAAGTGAAACTCAAAACTTTTAGATAGTATCTTGGTAATTTACTTCTTTTATTTTGTTTTCACTTGTTTTTTTTTATGATAATTAATGACTACGACATATTTGAATACTGCGAAGGTGCAGTCGTTTTGGACGGCCTTGATGATGCCATAGTTGGTATTTGTGAGGAATTTGGTTCAGGTCCAAGAATAATGTATTCCAAGACAAAAATTTTAGAAATTCTCCAAAAAAGAGACTCAATGACTGAAGAGGAATCAGAAGAATTCTATGATTTCAATATTTTAGGTCTTCATGCTGGAGAACAAAATCCAATTTTTGCAATCACAGTTAAATAACCTATCTTTGTACCATGATAAAAATACCTTACGAAACCAAAGTTTGGGTGACATCCGACACCCATTACGGACACAAAAACATATGTCGTGGAGTAACAGAATGGAGAACCGATTCAGGTGAAGTTCCTGTATCACAAACCCGTGACTTTTCTACAATAGAAAAAATGAACAGTGCAATAGTTGACAACATAAATGAAAATGTTGGTCAAGAAGATGTTTTAATACACCTTGGTGATTGGTCATTTGGTGGGTTCGATAGAATACGTGAATTTTGGAATAGGATAGTTTGCAAGAACATATACATTGTTATTGGAAACCACGACCATCACATAGAAAATAATAGAGAGGGATGTCAGGAACTATTCAAGGGGGTTTCTCACTACGATACACTCGATTACGGACAGTTTAAGTTCAGATTGATGCATTACCCCATATCTTCTTGGGATGGTCTTAATAAGGGTGTAATGCACTTACACGGACACTGTCATTTACCAACTCACATGAGGTTTGGGAAAGGTCAAAGAATGGATATTGGTATGGATGGTCACCCTGAGTTCAGACCTTATGATTTACAGAGAGAAGTTATACCTTTGTTGAGACACAGAGAAAAACTTTCCGAGATGCCTAACGACCATCATGTTGAAAGATTATTAAATTCAAAATAACAAATATGAAATTCGAATTGTCTGAAACACAACTAAAAAAACTCGAGGATTGGAAACATGCCATATATAAAATCTATGGACATCATGGAACTTTTACATATAAGTTCACCCCAAATGGTATTGGTGAAATTGTCAAGGTGGAATCCGATTTGATTGGTCCTGAATATGAATTAGATTTAACTGAAATTGAAAATTGGTAATATGAGTGGAACATTATTTTTAGTAAGAGGATTACCTGGTTCAGGTAAGAGCACATTTGCAACCCATATTTGGAACGAATACTCTGTTTGTGAGGCGGATAAATTCTTCTATGATAAAGAAGGGAATTACAATTTTGAGCCTTCCAAAATAAAGGATGCACATGCTTGGTGTAAAAACGAGGTTGAGACAAGAATGAAAGACCACCAACTGAACCCACAGTACTACCCTGAGATTGCCGTTTCCAACACATTCACTCAAGAATGGGAAATGAAAGATTATTATGAATTGGCAGAAAAATATGGATATAAAGTTGTATCTTTGATTATCGAAAATCGTCACGGTGGTAAAAATGTTCATGGTGTTCCTGATGACAAATTAGAAATTATGAAAAACAGATTCGAAATAAAACTCTAGTATGAAATTTAGAAAAATTTTTTGTATTATTGGATTACACTCTTGGAAATACAAAAGAGAAAAACACAAAGTGACTGGTCATCCTGATGGTCGTGAATTTGTTAGAGTTGTGGTTAGAGAATGTGAAGTCTGTTCTCATAGAGAACACCACTTACTACCAAAACATGTGGGTTACACAAGATGGAGAAGCTTTGACCATGTCGCAGGTGATGCAACAATTAGATATGAAGAAATTTAAAACAAACAAATATGATGGTATTGATTTTTAACACGACAACAAAAACCGCAGAGGTGACTTATGAAAATGGAGTAAGTAAAACTTACGATGATGTACCAACCGTAGCAATTATGGAAGGTTTCTATGAAATCCGTCAAACTGATATGATGGAAGATAAAAGGTATCCAGTACTCAGGCTCCCAATCGCAAACACAATTATGGAAATCAAACGATGAACTTAAGTCTTGAAATATTAAACCAATATGTCGAAGAGGGTTGGGTGGTCAAAAATGACCATCCTTCACTTCCATTATCTATCTACAATTACTCTCGTAAAACACAATACGAAGGAAAGTGGGATGATGTTACTTTGCAATGTAGGGGAGTTATCACCGAAAATGCAACAGGTAAAGTATTGGTTAGACCTTTCAAGAAATTTTTCAATTATGAGGAATTGGTGGGGAACAAGTGGAAAGAATCCAAACTTCCTCCTATGTGTGATTATGTTTACATACAAGAAAAACTTGATGGTTCTCTCGGCATACTCTTCAATTATGAAGGTGAGTGGATAATGTCAACTCGTGGTTCGTTTGTTTCCGAACAAGCAATCAAAGGTCTCGAAATCTTGAAGTCGAAATACAATTTGGACTCTTGGTTGAAACATTATGGTTACCTCGTCGAAATAATCTATCCTGAGAATAGAATCGTGGTCGACTATGGTAAAAAAGAGAGGGTGGTATTTCTTTCAGTTGTAATGAACGAAAGTTATGAATGGGGACCGTTCGATGATAGTGAACAACATTGGACTATATCAAGGTCTATATTCAAGATGAATGGCATAAAAAAAGAAGATTTGGTTCGAACCGAACAACATTTTAATTTTTCTGAGGACTTATACAAATCTTTGA